ATTACGTACATTGTAATTTCAAAGCCATAACGCATTTCAACTGCAGTTGGTTTAGTCCACATAATTAACTCCTAGAAGATTAACAGAAAATCCTGTCATATATACTTAGTGATAATGACAGGATTTTTATCTAGTGAAAACCATTAAACAACAGTAGTGTTAACGCTTATTCTTCAGCTGCAATTTTCTTGAAGTAAGACATAACATCTTCGTCATCATCCACAGCTACTGCTTTTGGAGCAGGTGCTGGCTTAGAAGCAAAGGTAGGTGCTGCAGCAACTGGACGATCTTCTTGTTCAGCCATCTGAGCAGCAGACTTACCAGCGAATGTATCACCAGAAAGAACTGCGTCTAGTTTCTTCTTCAATTCATCATAAGACTTGAAGTTGCTACGATCGGTAAACTCAGACAACTTGTACTGAGCATTAACGACACGAACAATTTCTTCATCACTGTCAGCTACAGGACATGGGTCAGAAAACACGGACTCATCATAGTTAGCGTAACCATCTTTCTTGCGCATACGCAATTTAAAGTTGGCACCTTCCCACAAATCAAACACGTTTACTGGCTTTTCATCTTCAAAGGTTGGACGAGCCTTGTCCATAATCTTATCAAAGATTTTCTTGCCAAACTTAAACAAGAATACCTTACCTTCATTCTCAGGGTGCTTTGGGTCAGACACAATGAGTACGTTGGCAGTAAAAGACAACTTACGCTTTTGCTTACGAGCGATCTCTTTGTTAGCATCAGAACCTGAGTTCCAAAGCATAGTGTTCAATTCACCGACTGGATCATTTTCACCAAGAGTTGTTAGAGAGTTTTCGATATACCATTTTCCAGTTGGACCTTGGAATCCGTGATTGAACATGCGAACCCATGGGAGTTCATCGCCTTCAACACGTGGTAGGAATCGGAGAGTAGCTGTTCCGTTGCCAGCTTTATCGCCCTCTAGACGCCAGAAGCGATTGTCGTCATAAGACTTCTTTTCGCCACTTTGTGGGTTAGAGATTTTATCAAATTCTCCAGCGATTTTGCTGAAGTCTTGATTGCGCATTTTACGGAGTGTTTGGATATCCATCGTATGTTTCCTTAGTATTAATATTACGGTTTATTTTTAGTATGTTGTATTTGAATCTTATCATCTAATTCAACGTCATCATTAAAGTCTTCGTCATTCAAATCATAATCTTCTTCAACATAGTTATTTATAGTTCTCATACCACCAGTCTTTCGACCATTAGCATGTCTAGCAGGTTTCCCCGAACTATTACTAGAATTCCCATCATCAAAATTCTTTGATGCTTTATAATAAGTGCGACCCATTTTAATCTAACTCTTCAACAAAATGTGTAAATATCTTACGTAGTTTATCTTTATCGTATTTAACGAATCCAGTCAACTTCTTAATTCGCAATAACTCATTGCTCCATATATGCTGAACAGTAGGGTTATCAAGCCAGTGTTCAACGATATGATCAAGTTCATTTATAATTACAAGAGTTTCAATTGAAATCTTATTACCAAGAAACAATTTTAATGCAGCAGGATACTCATTAAAATTAAAATCAAAGATACTAGAAGTTGGTAGTTTATTTATTTCAACATATGTCAGTAAAGACGCTAGATCATCAATAAAAATCTTAGTAATACTCTGTTTTCTTTTATTCCATTCAGCTAGATTATCATCGGCTTCTTGACCTGCGTAAATTGCAGACTCATTACCATAAGCAAAATTTGCAACAAAGAATTGGATGATATCACGATCGTTGCCAATCTTTCTTGCCAGCTTCTCAAAAATATATCTATCATTTCTCGCTTCAAACGCTTCACGTGATCCTTTAACATTTCCTCTATTTTCGAAGACGTTAAATTTGTCAGAGGTAAAGTGTAGTTTTAATGCGAGGTAATAGCGATATGCTTTAAATCCGTCCACAATCAAACATCCAGTTTCGCACGCTTTGGTAAATAGTTTTCATCTTGAAAGTTTACTTCAAGTTTATCCTTGAGTGATTTATTCACAAGTTTGGCAATATCTTGAGGTTCAATAAAGTTTTCTTTACAATATTGAAGAACCGCATCCATATAAGATATCTTTTTATCACGCACAATTTGTTCAATGTGCATAGAGAAATCATTTGAAGATTTAAAAATTGTATTTCGATCTGCAGTAACAAGAGGATTAGACATATTTTTTAATCCAATATTCAACATTACGAATTTCTTGATTTAGTTTAGAATACTCATCAGATTTTTTCTTAAACAATTTCCATACTGGAGTGTTTGGTTTTTCGGAGTCCATCTGTTTTTCAAATTTATCTAGATACAGTGTAAAGAACTTATCTAGTTTCATCTTCTGAATTAGAAGTTCTTGGCGTTTGTTTTTGTAATCCATAATGTAATTATACCTTAGTTTTTAATAAAAGTCAAATCAATTTCTTCGCATAGTTGCAATATCTCTTGCTTGTTCGTCAGAGAAAACAGGAACAGCATTTGACTTGTGCATGGTGCCAATACCTTTGATAGCAGTACCAGTGTAAACTGGATTTGGTTTCTTGAAACAAGGCGCACCAGTAAATGGAAGACTTGGATGCTTAGGTGTCTCACGACAAGCAGGTTTTCCAAGTGAGTATACATCACTGAGTTGTTGCGTAGGTTTTGCAACAGTCTTTGTGGCATACTTCTTTAACATCTTCTCCCAACTTGCATTTAACTCACGTTGTTTTGCGTTGGGTTTTTTCTTCTTAGATTTTCCGAGCGATGTAAAAAGCATTTGCATAATATAGTCTCAAAGTAGTTATTCACAGTATATATTATACCCTAAATTGATATCAAAGTAAAGGGAAATTTTAGAATCCCCTCAACTTTGTAGGGTTATTTCGCCTTTGCAGCGTATACGGTACACATTGTATTTTGCGGAGAATATGCACATTTTACTGCAACAGGGTCAATTCCCTTTACAATTGCAGACTCAATGTTTCGCTCCATAGACTTTAATTCTGTATAATTATTATACGCTAGTGAAATAATTAATGCAAGAACGCCAAGCGTAACTGCAATAATAAAACCAAGTTCTGTTTTCATAGTTTCTCCTTAAAATTTACCATGAGCCATCATCTAAAATTGCACGAACAGATAGTGGACCAATTGTAATACTAAATTGATACATTGCTGGGTCTGTATCATTAGGTCTATCGAATCTATATGCTAGTCTCCAATGGTATGGATTTATTGCAAAACTAATCCACAAACCAGAGAATTTTAAGTAATCAAGAAAGATCTTTAATGTCATCGCAGAGTCCTAATTTTTTTGCTTCGATTGCGCTTAACCAAATATCTTGAGGTGGCAATAGAACCTCTCTAATTTTTGCTTCAGATAAACCAGTGCACTTCTTATAGTGTGCAATCATTTTCTTAGTTGTTAAGTCAAATTCTTTTACAGTGGCAAAAAGTTCATGTTCTTTACCAAACGCACCCCATGAGTATTGATGACTCAGAATAGAAGTGTTTGGAGTAAGTAAACGATGACCTTTTGCACCAGCAATAAAAATCATAAGTCCAGCTGATGCAACTTGGCCAAGACCAATTGTTCTAACTGGGATTGCTGAACCTTTCATAGTATCAATTAATGCAAATGCTGCATTAAGATCACCACCTGGACTTGTAATAATTAAATTAAGTAGTTCTGGTGGTTCTTCTGAGAAGTTTGCTTCAAAAATCCACTCAACAGCAGTTTTAACGCTGGTAAGAGTAATCTCCTCCATCAGCAGCATAAAAGAGTGCTTTGTTTGTTCTTCCTTCAATTGCAGATTCATTTTTGACATCATTTTGTTTTCCACTTTCTTTATAAAAAATATGTCTACCTATTACAGTAGTCTTTTCGAGTTTCCATCTTGGATTAACATAATCTGCGTGATAGTACAACGCACCTTTCGTTATATCTTTCAAATTTTCATAATTTGCATAGACATAAACTGCTACTTCTTTTGCGTCTTCATAAGCATCTTTATTTTTTATAGAGACTTTATTACAGAACCAAGAGAATTGACACACTGAAGTAGTTCGTTGTTTAACTACTCCGCATATATCTTTTGGGAATCTAGGATCTTGCATCCTATTAAGTGTGACAAGAGCGACTGCTACTTTGCCATCATTGGGTTCAAAACCTGCTTCATGATAAATGTTATCAGCCAAACAATCAACTTGTTTTTGTGTTTCTTTGGTCAATTGATTATATGTTACATCTAACATAATTGCTGCATCAGTAAATGTATTTTTTGTCAGTAATATAATGCTCAGTATTAATAATATTATTGGTATGTATATACGATATGTACGCATATGATCTCCTTAAAAAGAAGACAGGTGCGCAAACACCTGTCTAATTCCCTATCAGGTGGACTTTTTGCTAGTCTTTTCTAGTGTAGTTGGGATGTTTGAAACAAAACCATTTAGGGTCTGAGCCTTTGCAATGATTTCATTTTCTGATGGATAAGAAGGATATCCTGGATGTGTAGGCATCTCTCCACCATTGATTTTAGCAATTTCTACTTTTGTAAAG